CCGATGGCTTAATAGATGATGCAGGGGGTATTGAAATTAAATGCCCTTATACAATTACTGCCCATTTAGTACATTCCATTACAAAGGACTTAAAAGCGGATTACAAAGAATGTTACTGGCAGATTATAGGCTATCTGATAATTACGGGCCGGGAGTGGTTTGACTTTATTTCTTATCATCCTGAATATCCTGGAAAGTATCAATTCAAACGGATTCGGATTGAACGTGATCAGGTACTTGCAGACATCGAACAAGCAGAAAAGAAAATACAACAAGCAACTGAACAATTAAACTTAATTTTAAACTCAATATAATGGCTAACAAACCAATGCACGGGTCAATCTGTATGACCGATTTAAGCGAAGCATTCAAAAAGAATCATACCGCTTTCAACAAGTCCGAAAAAAACGGCAAACTATACGCAAATATTGCAGTCTGGATGAACGATGAACCAGATCAGTACGGGAATATTCTATCATTCCAATTGAACAGTAAAAAGGATGCAACCGATGATAAGGTCTATTTTGGGAATGCTAAACTTCCTGATGGGGTGAAAGTGCCTGCCAAAGATTCAAAGCCTGCATCAGAGGATGACCTTCCTTTTTAGTATTCACCAACACCCGGCTAACTACCGGGTTAAAACTTTAAATTATGCTATCATACTATATCGCACCTGGACTGTCATACAATCATTTGCAGGGTGCTATTAAATGCGCCAAACTGCAAAACAAATCCGACAAGGATTTAAGGCTATCACAAAATGAAGCCTTAGCACATAGGATTATGCTTGTAGTTTCGGAATATTACCGGATAAGTGTTGAAGATTTACGAAATGATTCAAGAATTAGTAAATACAAAACTGCCCGGCAAGTTGCTCAGGATTTAATCCGATGGAAAGCTAAAATGCCTTTAGTCAAGATTGGTAAAATGTTTAATCGTGATCATTCAACTATTGTGTATTCTTGTCAAACTGTAGCTGACCTACGCAGGTTTGATAAAAAGTTCGATGCGGAATATAAGGAGATTGAAAGCTATGTTTAACCACTTACACCAAACCATACTACTCCGCAAATTCAGAGGCAAGTCCCTAAAAGGTTTTGATTTGTCCGAGGTTTGTATTGCGATTATGGAATATTATTCTTAGATTAGTTTTACCCGACCAGCCAGCGGGATTAAGAAACATAAACCATCCATATTTGGGGGATTGTCTGGCTGGCATGAACCCGATATGGATTTTTTAATTTATGACATACGAAGAGTTTTTAGCCAAGAAAAAACGAACTATTAATGAATCTGGATTTCATATTGAAATATCAGAACTTAATTTAAAACTATTCCCTTTCCAGGCGTTTTGTGTACAGACCGCTTTAAGAAAAGGCAAATTTGCATTCTTTGAGGATTGCGGATTAGGTAAGACATTCCAGCAGTTAGAGTTTGCTTATCAGGTAACTAAAAAGACTGGATGTAAGGCGTTATTATTAGCACCTTTGGCAGTTGTAGGGCAGACTATAAAAGAGGCTTCACGATTCGGATATTCACTTGTAGAATATGATTCTGAAAGTCCTATGCAGATTGCAAACTATGAACAGTTGAATAATATTAATTGCTCACTATTTGATTGCATAGTACTTGATGAAAGCTCAATCATTAAAAACTTTGATGGAGCAACCCGGAAGCTGATAATTGATCAGTTTGCAAATACTTCCTATAAGTTAGCTTGTACGGCAACCCCATCACCAAATGACCCTATGGAATTAGGCAATCATTCAGAGTTCTTAAATATAATGTCTTATAATGAAATGCTTGCTATGTACTTTGTACACGATGGAGGGGATACGGCAAAATGGAGGCTCAAAGGACACGCTAAGGAACGATTTTATGAATGGGTAAGTGAATGGGCAATCATGTTATCAAAGCCAGATAATATAGGCTTTAAAATGCCCGGTTATGCTTTACCTGAATTAAAACTAATCGAGCATAAAGTAAAAACTGATGACCGGGATAATGGGCAGCTTTTCAATGATGTTGCCGTTTCTGCAACTAATTTTAATACTGAATTGAGATTAACAAAGATTGAACGACTTTCACAGGCTGCAGACATTGTAAATAATTCAACTGAAAACTTTATCATTTGGATTAAGCAAAATGAGGAAGGCGAATATTTAAAGAAATTAATCCCTGATTCAATCGAGGTTAAGGGATCTGATACGAACGAATTTAAAAAGTCTAAACTATTAGGTTTTGCAAATAATGAATTTCGTGTATTGATTACAAAAACAAAAATAGCAGCTATGGGTATGAATTACCAAAACTGCCATAATCAGATATTTGCTTCATTAGATTTTTCATTTGAGGGATTATATCAGGGTATAAGACGTTCATATAGATTCGGTCAGGAGCATCCGGTAAATATCTATCTGATTACAACAGACACAATGACAAACGTAATTCAATCAATCAGAACCAAACAAAAACAATTCGAGCATATGCAAGAATCAATGAGTAAAGCAGTTATGAAAAATATAAAATCAGAATCAAAAACGGAGATTATCCGGGAAGTTAAGACTGAAAAATCAGCAAACTTTGAATTATTCTTAGGGGATAGCATTCAGACAATTAAGAACATACCTGATGAAAGTATAGGGTTTTCGATATTTTCCCCTCCATTTGCAGAACTTTATACCTATTCGTCTGAACTTGAAGACATGGGTAATTCAAAGGATTATAATGAGTTCCTGTTTGCTTTTAACTTTTTGGTAAAAGACATATTTCGCATTCTATGGTCTGGCAGAAATGTTGCAGTTCATTGTATGGACTTGCCTATTCAAAAGGGTAAAGAGGGGTATATTGGGTTACGTGACTTTTCAGGTATGATATTAAAATCATTTACGGATGCTGGATTTATTTATCATAGCCGGGTTACATTATGGAAAAACCCAGTAACTGAAATGACACGTACTAAGGCTTTAGGATTGCTTCATAAGCAGATCAAAAAAGATGCTTCAATGTCAAGAGTTGGGATACCTGATTATTTAATGTTATTTAGAAAGCCAGGAGAACATTTACATCCAGTTATTCATCAGGATACCGATCCTGCAAAACCAGGCTATTTACCTGTTGATATGTGGCAGAAAATAGCTTCTCCGGTTTGGATGGATATTGACTACGGTAATACTTTAAATTTAAAAGGTGCGAGGGATGAGAAAGATGAAAAGCATATTTGCCCTTTACAACTTGATACGATTGAAAGATCGCTGCATTTATGGACAAATAAAGGAGATACAATTTATACTCCATTTGCCGGCATTGGTTCAGAATTATTTCAAGCCATAAAAATGGGGCGGAAGGCTAAAGGGGGGGAGTTGAAAACATCTTACTTTAATTTGGCAGTCCGTAATTGTCAAAATGCAGAGATTGGTAAGAATCAGACTTTGTTGTTTTCGTAATGGCACTTAAAAGAATTAAAACCAACGGACAAGGTGATGCAGTCAATAACCCTGAAATACGCTCAAAGTCCAAACCTAAACCATACCGCGAGCCTGATTGGTTGCGTAAATACCGATTAGACCGGGAGCGGTGGTTCTGGAAAAAGTACCCGGAGCAAAGGGCATGGATTGAGGAGTTTGTGGATGAGATGAAAAAAGGATGGATTACACAAGATAAAAGGAAATGAAGATAGCCACAGTATGCTCAGGGATTGGAAGTCCAGAACAAGCATTGAAAGAATTAAATATTCCACATGAAATAGCATTTGCTTGTGAGATTGATAAATATGCCAGACAGACTTATTTAGCAAATTTTACTCCGAATCAAATGTATCAAGATTTAACGGCTGAAGAATGGGATAAGCCGGAACAATATTCTGATTTGTTCATTGGGGGGATACCATGCCAGGCGTTTAGTCTTGCCGGAAAACGATTAGGCGAACTGGATAAAAGAGGGTTACTGTTCTATGATTTTTACAGATACGTTAAGAATCAGCAGCCTAAAGTGTTTATAATCGAAAATGTCAAAGGGTTACTTTCTGATAATAACGGAATCACTTTCCAGAATTGGCGTGCTTTACTGGGCCGTTCAATGAATACCCATGTCAATATGTTTAATCATGATGATAGTTTGCTTTACAATCTGCATTTCAAAGTATTAAACTCTAAAGATTTCGGAGTACCACAGAACCGGGAAAGGGTTTTTCTTATTGGTGTTAGAAATGATTTGCCGAATACTTTCCGTTTTCCAATCGGTGAACGATTGACAAAAAGGCTAAAGGATATTTTAGAGCCTGAAGTGGATGAGAAGTATTATTTGAGTGATGCTTGTATTAGTAGATTAACAAATGAAGGTAAAGGGCATAGAATCGTAATAAAAAAAGAAGATGATATTGCTTGTACTGTTTTGGCATCGGATTTTAAATTAGCCAGAGGGATGAATATTTTTGAAGAACCCTACTGCGTAGCCATGCGAGGCAGAGACCCAGAGAACCCATCAGATAGAACAAAAGGGGCCCCAACTGAACAAAGATTAGAGCCTAATTCGCAAGGTATAACCAACACTATTACAAGCGTTCAAAAGGATAATCTGATAGTAGAACCCGAACTAAAAAAGGTTGGTCAATTAGAAGGATTTGAGCAAAGTGGCAGAATATATTCGGAAAATGGAATTAGTCAAACTATTTCAAGTCAAACAGGTGGTATTGGCAGAACAACTGGGCTATATGCGGTTAATGAAGCTGCTGAATTAATTATGATGGGATCATTAGAGGGTGGAAAATGGGATAAAATGCACGAATCAATAAGAAGATATTATAATCCAAATGGTATTTCTCCAACGGTTACAGCAATGGGTGGAGGAAATCAGGAACCGAAAACCGTAATTAATCAGCGTATCAGACGACTCACCCCCTTAGAATGTATGCGACTACAAGGCTATCCAGATAGTTTTACAGATACAATAAAAACCCA